TTAGCGATGGAATTTACCGTTCAACCGCAGTTGCAAAAAGCGTATGATGAGATTGTGAAAACACAAAACTATCAAACAACATTTCAACAGCAGATACAGCGCACTAATGATCCTGCAACACAAGCAAGGATTCAGGCAGCAATGCAACAGAACGAACAGTATATCAGGCAACAACAGGCTGTAATAGGTCAAATGAAGCCACAGATAGACCAGTTCAGACAAGTTCGTGCTCAACAAGTCGCAGAACGATTGGATCAGGCACGTAAAGGATTTACAGACAAAGAGTTGAAAAACGAATATGTCTATAATGAACTACGTGATAAGGTTACGAAGTTATGGCCGCAAGCCAAACAAGAAATCATACCTGGTGTTCCTAACATTGACCTCATCAGTAGTGATGAGAACTTACTAAGTTTAGTAAGAGATGGATTACGCTATAGAGACAAACCTTCTACTAAGTCAGCTGGATCAAGTATGGCAGTGCTAACGCAACGCCGTGGATCAAGTACTCAAAAGGGTAATAATGATGAACTCAGCAAACTTCGTGAACAAGCCAAGGGCGGTGATAAAAAAGCCGCAGACAACCTACTAACACAACGATTAACACAAATTCGTGGTGCTAGAGGGGGTAGATAAAATATAGCCTATATATACATTCAAGGAGAATAAAATGGCAGAAATTACAACCAGTCAAATTGGTAACGGTACAACAGCATACGGCTCAGACATCGTTGTCAAGGACTTAGATTTAGACGTTTCAAATCGTGTTAAAGACGATACACCTGTACTTAATATGTGTATGAGTAAAAAGCGCAAAGTTAACTCAACATTGCCACTATGGACAGACGACATTTATCGTGCTCCAGCAGTGCAAGCTCAAGTTGAAGGCGCTACGGTCAACACTAGTCAAGCTGAATCAAATCAGCGTTTCAACTTAGGTAACTACACACAGATTTTCAGTACAGTTATTGCCGCTTCAGGCACTGCACGTGCTGTTATGCAATCTGGTGGTGACCCACAAGCATATCAAGAAGTCAAGCAATTGATTGAATTGATGTTTGACGTTGAACTACAACTAGTTCGTCAAGACCAAATCGGTACAAAATATGCAGGTCAATCTGGCTCAGCATCTGGTCTACCATCAGGTCAAACAGGTCGTCGTATGGGTTCATTAAATGCATTTGCAGGTACAATGAGTTTCAATACAACATCAGGTACAACTACTGGTCTAAACACTAGTACTAACAATGAGTCAAGCGATAGTGCTACTACTGCTACTGACACTTTCAACATTGCGGCTCAAGGTAGCCAGTATTACACAGGTACATTTACTAACCAGTATTTCTCACCTGCGCTATACAAGCAATTGGTAACTGTTGCAGAACAGCGTTACAATGCTAAGATTCGTACTGTTGTTGCTCCAACATCATTACGTACTAGTTTAAGCGATAATATGCCACAAAGTCGTGGTATCAATCGTGTTGACTCAGCACGTGGTGACACAATCAGCACATACGAAGGCGACTTCAACTATACATACGAAATCTATGATTCTTGGATTATGGATCAAGTATCTCCTAATAGCATCTACTTTATGAATGAAGATGTTATTCAGTGGGGTAGTTTACGTGACTTAGGTCCTAACAATGAAGTATTCAGTAATGCTGATGCTAGTTTGGATCAGTTCATTATGGAAGGTACATTGATTGTACGTAACCCAGCAGGTGTTGGTGTTCTAAACAACATCACTGCAGGTACTACAGCACAATCAAGCTTACCAGGTGCACGCCCAGCGGCTCTAGTAAGTCGTGTAAACCAAGGTGCAGGCGACGTTACACCTTAATCAAGTATTATAGTGTAAAACAAAAAGGACTCTTCGGAGTCCTTTTTTCGTTAGTGATAGCAATAATCAACTAACACTAAATACATACTATGAGCAATATAAATAATCCCGAATACTTAGACGACACTGATCCTGAAAAGAACTATAATTATTATCGCCAAGACCACGGTGGAATGATTACAAACAACAACGGCGTAGCAGACAAGTTATTACAAAATAATGAACTGTATAATGCTATGAAAGGTAATTGGACCAGAACAGAAGCAAGTAAAAGCAAAAACATCATTACAACTACAGGTCGTGAAGATGGTAAGTTTTACATTAAGCGTGAACAATTAAACATTAAACGCATATTACAAGATGTAAAAGATTATCGTCAGGCCGCAGAAATGGGTATGCCTGATCCAATGGCACCATTAATGCCAGATGGAACATTAGGTTGGAAATGGATGGAATTGCCAAAAGTTATTAGTATTCGTATCAGCGATCAATATTTTGGTGGTATGCCGTGGAGTGCTATTAAAAACGACAGAACATTAAAAGCACAATTTTACAGAGTGGTTGAAACAGAATATCCTCAATATGTGTGCTATCCGGGTGGCAAACTACCCATACCAATAGAAGTATCATATCCTACAAAAGTAGGACAACAAAAATTCTTTAGAGGACATTAAAAATGTTTGTAATTCCAACAGGTGATGACCTAATAACATTCATCAAAGATTTCACAGGATCAACTAATGACGAAGAAATCAAGAAGTGCATATTTATGGCTGAGCTGAGTATGCGTAACATTGAGCTACCTGCATTACGCAGTGATCCATATGCAGTAGAAAACATTGGGGTAGCAGATGAAATGGGACGCATCCCAATTCCAGGTGATATGAACAAACCTATTCTTTTCTTTAAGCAAGGCAGTCAATATACTACAACAGCAACCTGTACAGGCACAATAGGCACTAACACGATTACATTACAAAGTGCTCCTGCACAGAGTTTACAACCTGGTATGTTTGTTACTGGCACAGGCATTGCACCTGGATGTGTGTTAAACGCTGTGGGTGGTGGCACTATTGGAAGTGTTCTTACATTAAGTTTGAATAACACAGGCACAGTTAATGGTGAAATTACATTTACCACAGTTGGTAATAGTAGTAGCCAAACAGGTCCTTGGATTGTTTATGATCGTATTGGTGATAGAGATATTATTACACAGGGTATGATTGCTCAATTATATCTACAGCCAGTAAACGTTCCAGCAGTTATTCGTGGTAAGTTCAGTGAAGTTTATAACAAATATCAGTTTTTACCATATGTTGCTCAGGGCGATCTTATCAATATGTATTACTACAAAGCGTGGCCACTATTGTTTGCGCCAGTTGATGATTTACTAATTGACACAACTGCAACTGTTTCAGCAAGTACAGGTACAACTGCAACATTAACGGTAAATGATAGTAGTAGCGTAATGGTTGGTGACATATTAACAGCAACAGCGGGTGTAGGTGATTTTGGTCCTACCAACAAGGTAACAGTTACACTAGTGCCTACAGGCACAACAATTACAATAAGTGGTACTGGCATTAGTGATGGATCAGTAACAGATGTTTACATTACTGACCAAACAGTTCAAAGTAATGCAGTATTACAAACTTGGGCAGAAGGTTATGTTTATTCAACATTGCGTGAATATTACATCAAACGTCACAATAGTGAAGATGCCGCAGTATACGCACAAAAATATGAGAATGCTTGGAACATTGTTGAGGATCAAAACAATCTTGGCAAATGGAGTGGAGGTCACACACGATTGACTTCAGTATGGCAACCAAGACAGTATCGTCAATATAACATCAAATAAGGTAAAAAAAATGGCAAATGTATCATCAAACAATCTAACAACACTATATTCTGGGGGTGGCGTAAATGTAAGACCAACTTCAGCGTATGGCAATGCCAATGTTGTAGCATTACTTAATGCAGGAACAGATGGAGCAAACACTGTTACAAACATTGTTGCGACTGGTAATATTACAGCAAATAATATTAACGCAAATATAGTGTATCATAATAGCACAGGAGTTGCAATACAGAGCAATGCTTGGGCACAACTACAATATACCAATAGTAATGTTGCACCAGCAGACCAAACTAACTTAGGCACTGGTTCTTGGTTTTTTGTAGATAGTTCAGGTGCGGCATTTGAAAGTAATACTACTGGCACAACACATTCAATATTGTTTAGTAATAGTGGTAATGTTACAGCAGAAAACTTTATTGGTAATGTTGTTGGTAACATCACAGGTAGTGCTAACTACGCAAACTATTCAAATATAGCAAATACAGCAAATAGCGTGAGTGTAGCAAATGTAGTTGGAATAGGCAACATTGCTGTAATAAACTTAGATGGTAATGTAAGCAACATTTTACACGGTGATGGATACTGGGGACCTGAAAGTGGCAATCTAAATGCTAACTTTGCTAACTACGCAGGAAATGTAACTAACTCAGCACAACCTAATATTACAAGTGTTGGCACACTAGTCAATGTATCAGTTACAGGTAATATTACATCTGTATCAGGTGTGTTTGTTGGTAATGGTGCAGGTTTAAGTAACTTGACAGGTGCTAATGTAAATGGCACTGTTGCTAATGCAAACTATGCGGCATATGCAGGTAATGTAACTATTGCTGGTCAAAGTAACATTACTAGTTTAGGCACACTAACAGGACTGTCAAGTAATGGAATAGTTGATTTTGCTAATGCTGCCAACGTAAATCTTGGATCTAATAGTAATGTTCATATTGGTGGTGGTGCGGCTAACTACGCATTGATTACAGATGGTGCAGGTAATTTAAGTTGGGGGCAAGTGGCAAACGCATTAGTTGCCAACTTTGCCAACTTTGCAGGTAATGTAACTAACTCAGCACAGCCTAACATTACAAGCGTAGGCACATTAAGTAACTTATCAGTAAGCGGCAACATTACAAGTGGTAATGCTAATTTGGGCAATCTTGCTGTTGCTAACTTCTTCAGTGGTAATGGTAGTTTATTGACTGGCATTATTGCATTAAGCAGTAATTTTGCCAACTACGCAGGCAATCTAATTAATGGCACCAGCAATGTTAATACTAACGGAGCAAATGGAAACATTAGTGTTAGTGTAAATGGTGTTGCTAATGTTGCTACATTTCAAAATAATAGTATCAACTTAAATTATGCTATTAATACTCCAAATTACATTTATATTGGTACAAATTCAGGAAATCGTGCTAGTATTAAAAGCAATTTAATTGCTATAGGAACAAATACAGCAACACTAACTAATGTTAATGATACTAGAACTATTGTAATAGGTCACGAGGCTGCTAGCAGTCTTACTCTTGCTACTCCTGGAAGTAATACTATTATTATTGGGACAAGTGCGGCACTACAAAGTGCAGGAGATAATAGAGTTGTTATTGGTAGAGGTGCAGGTCAAGCAGGTATCGCTAATAATGTCGTAACTATTGGTTCTGTGGCCGGAACTTGGCCAGGAGATGACAGTATTTCGATTGGCACAGGCGCAGGTAGCCTTTTAACAAGTCAAACAAATGCAATTGCAATTGGAAGTGGTAGTCAGGCCTTTTCAAATTCTATTGCAATAGGAGGAAGCGCACAATCAAATGTCGTTAATTCTATTGTGTTAAACGCTACCGGATCAGTATTAACTCAAACAACAGCAAACACATTTACTGTTAAACCAGTTCGTAATGTATTGACTGGTAATGCAATGTTTTATAATAGTTCTACTGGTGAAATAAGTTATGATGTTGTTGGTAATCTTGTTGCTGGTAATGCAAACTTTGCAAACTTTGCTGGTAATGTAACTGTAAGTAGCCAATCTAATATTACTACACTTGGTAATTTATTGTATGCCAATGTAGTTGATAGTGGCAACGTTACTGGTACTAAACAACAATTTAGTCCAAATACAATAACTGTTGGTACTAATTCAACCACTAATGCATCATATAACTTAACCACACTATATGGTTTAACAAGTAATCTTGCAGAACCAGGATCAAGAGCAATAATTCGCAGTCGTGGTAATAGTGCAACACCTGCTACTGCACAAGTCAATGATATTGGTAGTAGAGAACAAGTTTTCTTTTATAATGGAACTACAAACGCTGTTGGATTTTCTACACAGGTAACATTAAGTAATTTAAACAGTAATAGTAATGCATTTACTACTGGTACAACATATAATTTAAGTGTTGGTAATCCTAATGGTGACCAAGGCAATACTAGCGCATTAAGTGGTTTTAACACATTACAATATGACGCAACTGGTACATTAACATTATTAAATGGTGCGGCACCAGCTGGTACTGGTGCATTGCAACAAATGCTGTTGGTAAATTATGGTCATACCAGCGGTAATACAAATGCCGCAGTTGGCGGCATAGTAATGCGTAGAGCCCGTGGCAACCGTGATGCTAATGTAACAGTAGAGCCAAACGATCAATTAGGTCGTGTTGTATTTGGAGGATATAATGGTACTATCTTTCAAACTAATCGCACTGCATTAGTAAGAGGTATAGTTGATAGTAGTTATGTTGGTGGAAATGCCAACATACCAATTGGCTTACAATTTATTACTTGCGATAATACTACTTCTTACACACATAATTTTTACGCAAATAGTAATGTTGTTTTTGCTACATCAACAACTGTAACAGCAAATGGTGGATTTAACACGACTGGTGTAGTAAGTGCTACTGGTAATATTACTGGTGGTAATCTTATTACTGGCAATATAACTGCAAGTGGTGGAACTTATAGTTTAAGTAATGGTGCTGGTGGTGCAACTAGTTTAAGTTTCATTGGTGATAAAACAACAAACAGCAGTTTTAGTTTGTTTAATGCACAGTTCAGTGTGTCAATGAGTAATGTGAATACTACAACTGGTTTCAGTCCGTTTAGATTCCAACAATATGCACCTACTAGCAGTGAGTTTGGTGATATGTTTATGTATCGTAGCAGAGGTAATAGTTTGGCCAACTCAGCACCAGTAGTTGCTGGCGATAAAATAATGCAAATCAACTTTATTACTAATAGTAATAATGCTACTTCAAGTGTTGGAGCTTTTAGTTCAAGTATTACATACAATGATAATGCTGGCAATGTTGGATCTAAACTTGAATTAAATGCTGTTGGAACTGGTACAACTGGTTATTTAAATGGTCAAATTAATTTATTAGCAAATACAACTGCGGCTAATAACTTTACTGCTAACAATGTAACTATCAATAATAGTGTTAATGGCTTTATGAAGTTATCAAGCTATACAGCGGCGGCATTAACAGCAATCACTGGAAGTGTTGGTTGGATGGCGGCTGTAACTAATAGTGCTGGTGGTAGTAACCCAAATGGTATGATTGCATTCTGGGACACAACAAATAGTCGTTGGAGTTATGTCCACGATAATAGTGCTGTATAATGGAATTCACACTCAAACAATTAAGTTGGATAGTCATCGGTAGTTTAGGAATCGGTGGCACCGGCTATATGAGTATGAACAGTAAGATAGATGAACTATCAACTAAGGTCGCTGTCGTGCATACACAGGTATTAACACTCACTAAACAACTTGACCGCATAGAAGAAAAACTAACCAAATAACGCCTTAAACACCCGTTTTTTGCTATTTTTGATAAATATATTTCTATTAGAATAGAATGGAGAGATACAAATGGCAAGAGGAAGACCTAAAGGCAGTAAATCGTTATTAGAACGATTATTAGAACGAGTTATAATCAATGAAGTAACTGATTGTTGGGAATACCAAGGCGGTAAAAACAACATTGGTTATGGAATGATACGTGACGAGAAGAAAATGCGAACGACACATCGTGTCAGTTATGAGGAACACAAAGGACCTATACCACCTGGTATGTGCGTTCTACACAAGTGTGATAATACAATCTGTTGTAATCCCAATCATTTATGGTTAGGCACACTCAAAGACAATACCCAAGATATGATGAGTAAAGGACGTGCTAAACCTTTTGGTGGGCATTTAGATACTGGTGGAATGAAAGGTAAGAAACAACCAACAACACTTTGCAAGTATTGTAATCGGTTAATGCCAAACAATAGTTATGCAAGATTTCACGGGGAAAAATGTAAATCTAAACAAATAGAATAAATAATTGTGTAGTGAGACACCTGAATTGCATATTTCAGTTATCCTATTATCTACGCCATAGATAGTTCCTTTAACCCGTCTCACTACACTTTCGTTTAGTTCATAATAAGAAGTTCGTTATCCTGATTAGTTATCGCAATGATAACTTTGAAGCCTCTAAAGTTTTAGTCATCTTTAGGGGCTTCTTTTTATCTACCGTGTATGTAGATACACATCCTGGCGAGATATCCAGTTATTTTATTTTCACTCAAAAAACACACAAAAAACACGGCTGTAGGCGCCTACAACACAACATTTTTTGTTGTTTTTATACAACAACAGATTTTTAGATAGAGAACTGTTGTATTTTTACAACCCCAACAATATTTGACAAAGAATAAAGGTTATGTTATACTTGATGTAACAAACAACTAAAGGAAAGTTATGGCGTCATTAGCAGAAATCAGGGCTCGTATGGGCATTATACAAGAAGAAAAACAAAAGGAAGATAAACCAGATCCAATCACTTATGAACAATATAAAGTATGGGATCAACTAAAAAAACCAAATAAGGTGTCCGATGTAGATGTGAGAATATATCATCATTCGGATAAGTCATTACACAACACATTGGAATGTCCAAAATGTGAAAGTGAGTATATGCACCATATCGGTGTTGAACTATTCAACTGTGAAGAGGATGAACCGGGAGAACATATAGAACTATACCTCAAAGAATCATATGGATGGGATATGCTTAATGTAAAATGCCCAGAACATACGGTAAATAGTGATATGAAAAATAATCCAAGCAAAAGACGTAATGGATTATCCATTTCATTTGTATGTGAAGAATGTCATCATATACTACATTTGGGTATTGCTCAACATAAAGGTTTAACACAACTTTCTTGGAGCTTTATGAATGGCTAAAAACCTAGAACAACATATTAGAGATAGTTTTATTAAACTAAACGAACGTGAAGAACTATATGAAAGTCACAACTTACATAGTGAAATATTGACTAATCATTTGGAAAAAGAACGAGATAGTTTGCGTAGATTACAGTTTCTATTATATCTAACTATGAAAGAGCAATACCCAAATGAAACTATTGATGGGACTACTATGTTTGAGAAATATCTTTTTGAAATAAAGGTCACATTAAAATGACCAAAAAACATATGTTTTTTAACGGTTATTTGCTATAATGACTAAATACACTTGTACATATTGACATTTGTATAACACTCCAGTTAGAAACCCCTGATTAGCGTCAGGGCGTTTCGTCTAAACGCTAATAGATTAAGACTGTAGTACAACATTTAACTGGAACTGAAATGTATTCAATAGAAGAACTTACCGCACTCAGTGCTGCCACTGAAACAGAAAACTACGAAAAGAACTATGACTTCTGGTATGTCATAGACCACTTACCCATAGAGGATCTCATTCTCTGGGCAGAACGACTAACAAAAACAAAATATCTAAGTAATCACAATGGTGAATATTGGCTAGACCTTATTGATTTAATCAGTATCGCTAAACAACCTATGACTATGATACTCACAAACAAACAAAAACGCTATATGTGTATGTTAGTGATTAGTTGCTGGAATGATTTGGAGTGTGATTATGTGTTATGAACCAAACTACAATGATCCTCGTGTAAGAAAACGCATTCGTAAAGCACTTGGATTCGTCGGGTCTTGTTTAAGTGAAACAGAACCACACGCCTGGTCAACTCGCTACATAGATAAGCACTTAGGTCATCAAAAAGAAAATCTCAGTAAATATCTGAGGTTTAATCTATTATCTTGTGTAAGTGACAGATACAGCAAAGACACAGGTGTATGTAAGAAATACATCAAAAATAAAACGGGTTATGATTTGGTCAATAATCTACTGAATAACATAACTCAATACCCTAGTGTGTCGGAAGTCGGACTAATACAAGATTGGGTCAAAACAGAATACAAGAACGAACTATCTACATTAGATTTCACCTATGATGATAAGTCACATAGATTGTGGCACCCATTACAGCGTGTAAAAAAGCAATATAAAAAAGAAGTTTTTACTGAAGTGGGTCTCAAATATCAATACGATATAGAATGTTGTGCTCCTACTCTTATACATCAGTTTAGTCAAAAGATACCCGAAATACTACAAGATAACAAATACATACAAGGCCCTATGGATTTGTATCTATTCGCACTTAGAAGTTATCTTAAAGACCGTAAATCAATAAGAACTATGTTAGCAACTGAAGCCGAGATACCTGAGGGTCATATCAAAGTAATCATCAACGCATTACTTGCGGGTGCTCATTTAACTAATAACAAAGATAGCGATATCTATAAACTACTTGGTGGAGATAAGGCACGCATAGAATATCTTAAACAACACCCATATCTATTAGAACTACGTAGTGATATCAAGACCTGCTGGGATTACATCAAACAAGTATTACCTCGCAGGAGTGTCGTCAATAAGAACAATAAAACTCAAATGCTACCCATATCAAGTAAGCAAAAAGCAAATACATATTTTCAGTTAGAACGACTTGTATTAGAACAAGTAGTTGATTTTATGAAGCAATCAGGTGATATACAATATTTTCTGGAACACGACGGGTGGGTATGTAATAAACAACTCAATGAAGAACTACTGATTAAATGGATAAAAGATAAAACGGGTTATGATATTCAACTGGATATGGTTGTTCTTGTATAACATAACCTAATACCCTAGTGTGTCGGAAGTCGGACCTTTCACTAAAAACAATAGTCCCTCTAAGTGTGTCGGATCTTTATAAAGGAACATAATGACAGAAGAACAAAGAGATATTATTAGAATGCTAAAATATGGCACGATTGACATTGAAGAACTTCCTGAGGAAGAACTAACTGAAGAAGAAAAACAATGGATAGAGGAAGATGAAGATTATTCACTACAAGTAATGATGGATATGTTAGATATTGAGAATATATCGGATAACTAAATAGTGGTATGAAACCCACTCCCATAACATTACATAAGAAAAATCTCTATCTGGTTGAAGATATGCCCAATATGTATCTTACCCATCAATATCAAAAGACAATAAAGTCTTGGACCTTCATTGGTTATCGTTGTTCAGCCTGTGGTCAATCATTAAAACAGGTTGGCAACATTGTAAAACATAATGACTTGTGCCGTGTGTTAAACAAGAAAACAAAGACAGACGAGCCTATATAGATTTTCTTTCAAAATTTAACCCTTCTGTTCTCTTATAATAGGAAACACTAAATACACTATTACGTAAGAGAACAATAACAATGGCTCAAATAAAAAACCCACTAGATGAAGTTCGCATACCATTTGCGAAGATGACCTACACACCTGATGTTCCTTCAACGGCATTACAACCTAACGAATACAATGACGGTCAAAACGTTGAAACAGACGTTAGAGGCATTCGCAGTATGGCAGGTGACCAAGAGATCCTTGATGCATTACCCAATGGTAGTGGTGCTCCAACATTCATCACTGGAGGCTTTCGTGCTGATGGTAAGTTTTGGTTCGTTGTAGCAACACAAGCAGATCCTGATGATCCAGTAACTTATCCAGGACAATATCTCGCTTGGAACCCTACAACACAAGCTTGGGAAGATATCACCCCAGTAGGTGCTGATACTTCAGGATATAATCAAGCAACTAATATTACAGAAGCTTGGAACGGTAATGTATTGTTCTTAAACGATGAACATAATCCTCCATTCGTTTGGTTAGACACACCCAATGCTATACTAACAATGTATAGCAACGTTGTTCCCATTGATGTATTTGACATTCAGCCTGATGGCATAAGCACAACAAGTAAGATTGTAACGTTTGATAACGTGATTGACGTTACTGGATCCGATATCACTGGAACTACACTAACGATAGGAACATTAGGACCTAGCACACCGGCCATTACAGTAGGACAATATATAGGTGGTACAGGTATAGCAGCCAACACAAAGATTATTGCTAACATTTTGGGTAGTGGTAATGGTTCTACTTGGACAGTTGATATCAGTCAAACTACAGGAACGTTAGGCACAAGTTATATAACACCTTGGAATGGCGCGCCCTTCAACGTTAATGAATATATTGTTATCAGTAACGCTAGCCCACGCTATTACAATGGAACTTGGTTAGTCACAGCCTGCACCATATATGATGTTACAATTAACTGTGATGTAACAGACGCATACAGCAGTGGCGCAAGTATAGCACCGTTGTACGCTTGGAACTACGATCCTAACTGGAGTGGAGTTTATGCTAAATTTATGCGTATGTATAACACACCCAACGTTGGGTCAATACTTGTAGCGGGTAATCTTACAGCAACTAATACGGTAACAACTGACCAAGAATATTATCCAGTTACAGTGCAATGGAGTCAAGCGTTTGGATTGAATCAAGCACCAACAACGTGGCAACCAACTGTTACTAACGTTGCTAACCAACTTGAAGTTCCACTGCGAGGTCCTGCATTAGATAGTTTTCCTTGCAATGGTCAGTTCTTTATTTGCAGTTATTGGGATACGATTGTATTAAGCCCTATCAACTACTCAACAACAAGTGCGCCAATATTGGGCGTTCGTCAGTTTAATCAAGGTAGAGGCTTACTCAGTTCAAATTGCTGGGCAAACACAGACAAGTTAGTGTATGGTGTTGATGCCCGTGATATATGGGTCTTTGATGGACAAGACTTCCAAGGCTTGGGTAATCAAAGAGTTAAGAATTGGTTCTACGATAGATTAGATCCACGCTACTACGACCGTGTATTTATGGAAACAAACAGCCAGCGTAGTCAAATAGAGATTTACTACACTGACAGAGACAAAGTAGTTGATGATGGTGTACCAGATAAGATGATTAGTTACAGATACGACATTGATTGTTGGAATGCCCCAAGAGATATCAGCGATGCTACATTTAGTTGTGAAAGTCCCATATGGTCATACGATGATCCTGATTGGATTACTAACGATGGATCACGCACAGTTGTCTATGCTCGTGGCGTAGCAGAATCTAAAGTAGTGATGAAGGATCAAGGATTCAGTTTCATCAATGACGCACCCATACCAAGTCGCTTCCGTAGAGATAACATTAAGCTATTGAAAGATTACAGTGGCAAACTAATGGTTCATCGTATACTACCTGAAGTAGTCAATCTTGGCGCAGAACCTTTTACGGGTGATGACGAGCGTCCAATAGATCCTGCTACAAGTACGAACAAAGGTAACATCACAGTAACGATTGAGGGTGCAAACAGCGTTGGTAGTAGCCCAACACAAAAGACTCCAGTTACAATACCTGTAGATGCTAATGGAGCAGCCGGAGCTAATCCTTGGGCACAGATTGACCAGAATGCTTTCCGTGTCAATACATTAGAACTAAGCAATAGTTCAAACAATGATGTTTGGATGTGCAGTGCAACAACTTGGCAAGTCACACAGGTCGAGGATGACAGATAATGACAGCAAAATACCCAGTAGAAACTAGTGACCAAGAAGGCATTGTTGATGCAGTAAACTATTTGTTAAGTGGTCCTGCAGGCTTAGGTCAGAACTTTCAAGGCTTTAGTGCTTATCTTCCGGCATATGTTCGCCCAAGCACAAGACAGCCTTTTATGCTACCGTTAGACACTACACTGATACCCACGTGGGCGTTTAATTGGACAATTACAAACATAACACTAGTAGGATCTAATCCAACACAATACTTACAAATAGACTTTACACCGAGCGTTGTCTTAACTGACCCGCCCTTTGAATATGGTGATAGACTATTAGTAGCAGGTGTTAATCCAAGCTTCTATGATGACCGTTATACTGTATTAAGTTCAACAACTACGTCAGTGATTGTGTTTCCGTCAAAAGATTATACTTGGCCTGCATACGTAAGCGGTGGCACAGTTGGTAGAGATTGGTATGACGTTGCTACATCTACTGATTGCAATGCACGTGTAACAGTATTGGGTCCAACAGACCAAGTGTTCGTTACAGCACAAATAATATTAGACATTGACTACACAGCCAGCACAGCAAGTGACTTTGATATTGTAGTGTCTATAGATAGACTTACCGGCTTTCCCACAAATAAAGCCGGAGACAACGATTATGTTTTTAGTAATCTTGTTACAGTAAGTGAAAGAACGTTTAACTATACGCCAAGTGTTAGTGGCAGTATTAACGATTTAGAAACTATATTCACAACCGTGCTTGATGGTCCCAATTTAGATTTTGGATACTACTGGTACATATTAGATATCAGTTTTAATGTCAATAGTGGTGATGTGTTGCCCGGCAATGTGATTGCAGGCTTACGCAGTTTAACAGCACAAGTTATCAAGCAGTAAATATAAGAACAAGGTAAAACGATGGCATACAATAATAAACCAATAAGTCCGCAACAACTCGCAATGATGGGTCGTGATGGCGACACAATGTTAGCACACATCAACGAAACTGAAGCAGAGATGTTAAAAAGAATGGGTGGTCGTGGCACCATCAATCCTATGACAGGCTTGCCAGAGTTTGCGTTCAGTGACGATTGGTGGAATGTTAGCCAAGACTATGGTAGTGGTGATTTTTATGATAACGATACCGGTGGCGGCCTTGGTGGTATAGATACTGGTGGCGGTGGTACTGTTGATACCGGAGGTGGTGGTGTAGTTGATACCGGAGGTGGTGGTGTAGTTGATACCGGCCCTATCATACCAGATAATACACCAATAGACACCGGTCCTAGTCAAGCAGATATATTAGCACAACAGCAAGCAGATGCATTAGCGGCACAACAAGCAAATGATGCGGCAGCCGCGGCACAACAAGCATATTGGCAACAACAAGCAGACGCACAACAAGCAGAATGGCAACGTTTAGCAGATGAACGTGATGCAGCCGCACGTGCCGCTAATGAAGCATTATGGGCACAGCAAGCAAGAGATGCCCAAATAGCCGCAGACGCTGCCGCAAGTGTTATACCCGGCAACTCAACATTGATACAAGATTATGTTGGTAACACTGTGGGCAGTATAAACAATGGAACAAATACAAACAGTATTACAGTGATCCCGGGTAGTGGCAATACAAACACAACAGTAACAGGTGCAGTCACGCCGGGTGAGATTACAACAGGTAACATCACAGATACAACAGGATTAGATACAGGTCCTGTCATTCCTACTGATACGATAACAGGTGGAACTGGAACAACAGTTGTAGATACAACTGGTGGCACAACTGGATCAGTATCACCAACTGATTTAGTCAATAACGATTTTACAGATGGTGCTAATAGTGGTTACACGCAAGCACAATTAAACACAGTGGCAGACTTTGCTAATAAGATAGACCAAATCAATAGTCAGCCAGGAGTTCAAGTAGCGTTCGCCCCATTAGTATTGTTAGCAGATATCGTAGCGCACGGTATTGCAATAGCGTTGGCAGCATTATGGAATCCAACAAGTGGCTTAACAGACGAGCAGGCAAAAAATGCCGCGATTGCTACGGTTAAGTTATTGAATGATCCTAACATTGATAGAGATGCTTTCAATAAGGCTACTGGACAAAGTGTGTCTGATGATATGTTTAATCAACTTAAAATAGGCGCCGCTGATCCTGCATTAGAACAAGAAGTTGCTACAATCGTTATCACTGGAAAGCGTGATACTAATATTGTATTAGATGATAAAACACCCGTAGTAATAGGTGGCACATACACACCGCCAGGTGGAACTAATGTTCCTGATGGTGGAGGAGGCAATACAGGTGCTACTGGTGCAGTCGCCGGAGCAAGTAGTGCTGTAGGAGCAAGTAGTGCTGTAGGTGCAAGTAGTGCTGTAGGTGCAAGTAGTGCTGTAGGTGCAAGTAGTGCGGCATCAAGCGATGATAGCCCGGGTGCATCTTACGCTAGAAACAATCAAGGTATGGATGCATACTACGAAGCCATTAGAGCATTTATGGCAACTAACCCAAGCGCAGCCGCACTCGCTGAAGCAATGGGAACATATGGTGTAAGTCAAAAAGATATTGATGCGGCATTGAAACTAACTACAGGAGCGAGTGGAGCAACTACAGCCGCAACCGGAGCAACTGGTGCAGCCAGTGGTGCTACTGGAGCCGCAACAGGTGCAACAAGTGGAGCATCAGGTGTAGTAGGTGCTACAGGAACAGAAGGAGCAACAGGTCCTACAGTTGGAGCAACCGGTGGAGCGACAAGTGCCGCAAGTGGTGCAACTTCAGCCGCATCTGGTGCCACAGGAGCCGCGTCGGGAGCAAGTGCAGCCAGTGGTGCAAGTGCCGCAAGTGGATCAACAGGTGCAGCCAGCGGTGCGACAGGAACAGTTGGTGCTTCGGGCACGGTTGGTGCTTCGGGCACGGTTGGCGCAAGTGGAACAGTAGGGGCATCAGGAACAGTAGGTGCAAGTGGCACAGTTGGTGCAAGTGGAACAGTAGGTGCATCAGGAACAGTAGGTGCAAGTGGAACAGTAGGTGCATCAGGAACCGTGGGAGCATCCGGAAGTAGTGGAGCAAGTGGAGCATCCGGAAGTAGTGGAGCAAGTGGTTCATCAGGTAGTTCGGGAGCATCAGGTAGCAGTGGAGCAAGTGGTTCATCAGGTGCATCAGGTAGTTCGGGAGCATCAGGTAGCAGTGGAGCAAGTGGTTCATCAGGAGCATCAGGATCTAGCGGTGCTTCGGGTAGTTCAGGTGCTAGTGGATCGTCAGGAGCGTCTGGCTCAAGTGGTGCATCTGGTGCATCAGGATCACGTGGAGCATCAGGATCTAGTGGCGCTTCGGGTAGTTCGGGAGCATCAGCCGCAACCGGAGCAAGTGCGGCAACAGGTGCATCAGCCGCTACTGGAGCAAGCGCGGCAACAGGTGCAAGTGCCGCAACAGGTGCAACAACATATACGCCAACGAACTTAGGTTACTTGAATCCTGGATTCATTAGACCTACACCGTTCTATAATACTAATGCACCAGAACAAAGTAAGTTCTTCTGGGGACAACACGCATTTCAGCCAGGACCTGTCTTTAATCCTACATTGTATAATACACAACCAGAAGCACCTAACACACCATATGGCATACAACAAATGGCTCGCCCATTAACAATGCAAGAAATCAATGATATGATATTGGGCAAGACAAGTAAAGCACAAACTGTTGCACCCGCGACACGTGCTGTTCCAATTACTGATTATAACCGTAATGTTATGAATACTGACTACAGCAAAGTTGGACAACTACCAGTCATAGCACCAGTAGCGCCAAGTCAAGTAGCACCAACAACATCAGTGTCACCTGTCAATGCTGAAATCGCAAGACAGTTAGGTAGTAACTGGTTCAACAAACAACAAGCGGCAGCGGCAGCAGGTGATTGGGAAACATACTACGCAATACAACGACAAGTTGATGCTATTGTGAATCCAGCACAGAACATATTCTAACCGTAAGTTAGTCAATAGCGTAGAAACACTAAATACATATTATAAGGAAACATACAAATGAGTTTCGGAAAATCAAGTTCAACAACAACTCCAACACTGACCGAAGAACAGAAGGCGCAGATTAAAGCGCAAACTGATTTCTTTACAGGCACGATAGCACCAACATACACAGGCGCAGTTAAAGGTGCTACAGATGTTTATAATCAAAACGTAGGTGGTGTTGTAAATGCCGCACAAAACTTAGCTGGCACAGCAGGTCAAGCACAACAAGCATTAGGTGAGACAGGTGAAAGTGCATTACGCACTGGTATCACTGGCTTACAAAGTTTATTCAGTCCAGACTATGAGCGTAATCAAATCAGTTCAGCATTGGCTCCAGCACAAGCACAATATCAACAAAACATTGCACAACAACAAGCACAATTTGGTGGTAGTGGTAACTTAGGTAGTGCTCGTCAAGCATTAGCAGGACAACAACTTGCAGGACAGAACGCCGCATTACAAGCAAAGACTGCCGCAGATATACAAGCACAAATTGCAGGACAAAGAATGGGTGTAGGATCTACATTAGCAGGATTAGGTCAAGGTGGATTAGGTCAAGCATTAGGTGCAGCCGGACAACAAGTCACAGCCGCTATGACTCCACAACAACTATACAATCAATACGCTTCAGTTATCTTTGGCACACCTGCGTCAAGTTACACTAGTAACTTTGCTGGCACACAAGGCTCTAGTAAAACAGGTCTTGACTTTGGCGCAAAGATTTAAGGAATAAACAATGGCACAATACGATTTTATGGATTACGGGGTTGGTTACGATTCCCAAGAAGAAGAACGCAAGCGCAGAGAGGCTGCGTTATTAGCACAACAACAAGCACAAGCACAAGATATGGAAAATGGTGCGAACGCCGGTGGTATGCGTAGCCCAATGGACTTTGGTGACATAGTAGGATCAGCGTTCAATCAGCGTCTTGGTGCTGCCCAAAATAGATTGAATGAAGCAACATCAGTATTCACAGACCCAGAAGCGGCATTACGAAAAAGATTAGGTGTTGCTCAACCAGAAGCGCAAGAAGAACCTACTCCAGTAAAACAAACGATTACAACTAATCCACAAACTGGTGAGCAAACAATGAAGATTGAGGGATCGGCAAGAGATTTAAGTGCCGCTAATCCATTGACACCAACCGTGTCAGGTCCTGTTGTTCCTACATTAGAAGGTCAAGCACCACCTGCTCCGCAAATGAGACAGCAAATGCAACCACCCGTTGATAATCAGCAACGACCCGTTGCTATTCCGCAACAATTGCCACCAGGTGGACCGATTAGTCCTGAGATGGCTAATATGCCAATTGCTCAACCACGATTACCACAGCCAGGCCCTGCAGTTCAAGTAGCAAGTGCGGCACCTGGCTTACCGCAAATGCCGCAAATGCAACAAGCACCGCAAGCACCTCGTCCGGCAGTGCCAGGATTGGCTGCATTGCCTACGTTAGCACAAATGGGTATGGCAGCACAACAATCACAAGCAAGTCGTATAGCCGAAGGTCAAGGCGAAGGTGGCGCAACTATAGAAGATATACATCGTGAGGCAATCATTAATGGTGCTAATGAAAAAGATCCAGCAAAACGCCGTGATAGTTTTGCAACAATCATTGCTGATCCAAATGCTACTGAAGGTAATAAAGCATTAGCACAAAACTTTATGTTTGATGATTATAAAAAGCAAAGAGGTATAGCCGAGGCTAATGACAAACTTGCTGAAGCTACACCAAATGATATGGCTCGTTATATGAAAGAGCAAAAGAAAGAAGGTAGCTACATTAAGGCTATATTACTTGCTCGTTTGGGTCTAACAGACTTAGCACAAAAAGAAATGGAACTTATTAGTCCTACAATAACAATGAGTAGTGCTGTTGATAGTAAAGGTGAAAAATATGCTGCCGGTCGTGATAAAAATGGCAATATTGTAGTAGGGTTTGACGCTACTGGTAAAAAAATAGGTCAAGAAAAACTTGCAGAATTAAGCGCAGCCGCAATGCCAACAAAATCATTCTTGTTACCACAATCTGGTGGTGGGTTGATGCAGAAAACTATTATAGGTGCTGATGGTCAACCTCAAGTTATTACTGGACAAGTATTCACTGACCCACAAACTAATACAACTTACTTCCAAGCTGGTAACAAGCGTTATGATACTTCTGGCTTATCAACACCTGCACAGAACGTTCAAAATGTATTTGGTGCGGCTGCAGCCGGTAGCGCAGGTAAAGCAGGTGGTGAAGGCTTTACACCGCAACCGTTACCAGCATTCCCAGGACAACAAGGTGGAGCACCAGCTTCATATGTAAATCCACAAGGAACACAACCAGCGGCTCCATCAGCTCCTGCAGATCCAGGTGCATTACGTAGAGCACAAAGTGATATTCAATCACTGACTAATGAATTAACATCGTCAAAATACAAATTACCTGACTCAAAACGAGAAGCAGATCGTGTTCGTTATTTGAATGATGAAATGGTTAAAGCACAACAACGCTTACAACAAGCGCAAGGTGCTCCAGCCGCAACGGCACCAGCATCTAACGCACCTATGCCAACAGCTGGAATGCCCGTATGGCAACAAAGACAAAATGCCGCAATAGGACAAAAGCAAGCAGAAGAAACTATTCAAGTTGCCGGTAAGCGTAGTGAAAGTTTTAACAAGATACTTGATGAAGAAGTTCGCCCACAAGCACAAGCGGGTGATACAGTTAGTTCAGTTCGCAAACAACAGTTCGCTATCTTTGATAGACCGGGTGTTGATAGTAATAAACTATTTGGCTTATATAATGCCGCACAAGAAGATCCAACTAATCAAAAGTTATCTATTGTCCGTGATATTTTTGGTGGAATATTCAAGCCAGAAGCAGAAGTTAGCCAAAGATTAGCACTATTAAACTTGACACCGCAAGAGAAATCAGCATTGACTGAATATAATATTGCTAATCAGCGTATCAATGCCGCAACACTAAAACAAACAGCAGGTCCTGGTTCTGTTAGTGATGCTGAACAACGTGCTAATAGAGAAAGCAACGTTGATCCTACTAAAGTACCAGCACTTGGTGCATACAACGCTATGGCACAAAGTCAGTTTAATGGTGACTTAGCAAGATACAAAGCAGACTGGGCTGACACTCAACCAGCAACTAATGCATTACAACTTGATAAAGCGTGGCGTAAAGAATCAGCATCGTTATCCGAAGTATATGGTAACATTGCTAAACAACGTGCTCAATTTATTGCAGGTAATGGTGCAACAACTGCCGCGGTTCGTGAAGGTTATACAAAGTTCCCTATTCCAGAGTATGATCCTAATACAGGAACTTGGAAGAAAACTAAGCCAATAGCAGAAATATTAGGAAAATAAAATGGATCCAACATTACAAACAAAGATAGACGAAGCAAAAGCAAATGGCTACACTGATGAAGAAATCAGTGCTTATCTTGGTAGTCAATCTACTCCTGCTCCTCAACAAGGATTAGGTCCTATGGACCGTAGTGCAGAATACACTGGTTTAGCACAAGGTATGGGTATGAATGCATTAGGGAATGCTGTTGAGTATGGTGTTCCTGCAGCCGCAGCCGTGTATGGTGTAAAAAAACTTATTGATGCTTATAAAGGTCCTGTATCACCAGCGCAAGCCGCACAAATGGGTCAAGCAGGACAAGCCGCACAAAATGTTGGGCAAGCAGTTCGTGCTACTGGAACAGGTGGCGCAGGTGCATTCAATCAAATGGCAAATCAGTTGAGTAATAATACAATACAATTTCCTAAAGGTCCTGTATCACCAGCACAAGTTACACCACCAACAAGTCCTTCACCGACACAAGCACCTGGTATGATGAGTCAAGGATTGGATTATGTAAATAAAATGAGACAGATCGCCGCAGAAAAGGTAATACAAAATGCAGGCAATATAGCAAAAGCAGGAGTAGGCATAGGTGCTATGACTTACTCAGCCCCATTAGGTCCCCCCGTACCTAATAAAGGTCCTTATAGAGGAATGGAAATAAACCCAATGTCAGGTAGACCTTGGAGACCTGAAGAACTTGCACAAATAAACAGATAAGTATAGATATGACTACACAAGAACAACTAACACAAACCTTCAACAATAACTTTGTTGCTTATTATCGTGCTCACGTGGCACATATAAACATTATGGGTAGAAACTTTCGCAGTGACCACAAGTTACTTGAAGGTGTCTATACAAGACGACAAGACCAGATTGATGTTCTTGGAGAACTACTACGCACATTAGATGATTATATGCCTTGTGAGATACAAGATGTATTAAATCAAAGTGAAATATCAACAGCAATCTTTGAAGAAGATGCGGATGGATTTTTAGAAGGAGTAAGAGATGATTTGGAACTACTTAAAGGAACATACGAAGAACTTATGGCTATTGCTGAAGACGAAGGTCACAAAGAAATAGCCAATTACGCTCAGGATCAAATATTAGATTTAGCAAAGAGTATTTGGATGCTAAACTCTACACTTAGTTAAGACACCTAAAACGCTATCAAGAACCAAGTGATTTTGTGTCTTTCTAACTTGGGCATCAACGAATAGGCAGGCGAGTTTGTTAAGCGTTTAACTTTTTATAAGCATAACTACCACGCAGAATGTAACCATTACGTTCGTGTAGTTTCAGAAACGCATTTTGCTCTCTACGCATTGTAGAACTACATACCACACTAACTTCACACAATCGTGCCCAATCTTCCCATATGGTTAGCATATCTTTTACTAATGCTACTCGTAGCCTTGATGATAATCTTAAATCAAGGTGAGCAATACGAACGGATACCATCTCATCATCACTCCAAACCGCTCGTTCGCCCCTCGTAGCCCAAGTATAGGCTAATAGATTGTTATTTTCATCAACAGCAATACTAACAAGTTGTGTAAGAGGTCCGTAAAACTGATTGATAACAGCGAGTGTAAGATTACGCTGATAGATTACGGGTTCTGGAGTAAAGATGCCATCAGTTTCAATAAGAAAATGTTCAATAGCCATATCAACGATATGTTTTACATCTAATCCATTTGCGGGGCGCCAAGTATAATTCATTTCTATTCCTTTATAATATGATATTTAACGAAACATAAATATATGTTTAGGAAAAGAATAGAATGAGATTTCATATATTGGGCTTGCCCCACACAGTAACAAGTAAAGAATATGTCGCTTGCGCTTACACACAAAAAGTGTGGAAGTTTGGTAAGATGATGAAAAAGTTAGGGCACGAAATAATACATTATGGTCACGCTGATAGTGATGTGATTTGTGATGAACACGTTACCGTTATTGACAACGGTGATTTACAAAAAGCATATGGTTCATACGACTGGCGTAAAAACTTCTTTAAGTTTGACAACAACGACCACGCTTACACTACATTTTTCTCTAACGCTATAAGAGAAGTAGGCAAAAGAAAACAAAAAAACGATTTTATACTACCATTCTGGGGATCAGGAGTAAAACCTATCTGTGATGCTCATACAGATATGATATGTGTAGAGCCAGGCATTGGATATGCTGGTGGTCATTTCGCAAAATGGAAGATATTTGAAAGTTATGCTATCTATCACGCCTATTGTGGCTTACAAAATGTAGGTAGTTGTAATCAAGGATGGTATGATGTTGTTATTCCAAACTATTTTGACCCAGATGATTTTACATACAAAGATGTAAAGCAAGATTACTTCTTATTCTTGGGTAGAGTGTATGAAGGTAAGGGTATTCATATCGTCAATCAAATAGCAGAGAAGTTACCACATATCAATGTTGTTGTTGCAGGACAGAATCCAGACAATATCAAGTTTCCTGACAACGTATTGTTTGCTGGTTATGCTGATACAGAGACACGCAGAGAACTAATGGCTAATGCTAAGGGTGCGTTCGTTCCCAGTCAGTATGTAGAGCCATTTGGTGGCGTTCAAATAGAACTATTGATGAGTGGCACACCTACAATCACAACAGATTGGGGAAGTTTCGCAGAGAACAACATTCACGGAGTCACTGGATATCGTTGTAGAACATTTGAGCAATTCTTATGGGCTACAGAGAACATAGAAAATATTAAACCAAAAGATTGTAGAACTTGGGCAGAGAACTACACATTAGACAAAGTAGCCCCAATGTATGAGGAATACTTTCAAAGCATATTAAACATACATACAGGCAATGGATGGTATGAGCCTAATGATAAAAGAACCAATTTAGATTGGTTAAAGAAAGATTATCCTAAATAAGTTATAAATACATTATGGAAAAGACAGAAACAACAGTAAAGAAACCAAGAGGCAAGGGCGGTGCTCGTCCAGGTGCGGGCAGACCTAAAGGTGGCACTAATCAAGTATCAGTCAATGGATTATTAGCCGCGTTGGAAAGAAAAACAAAAGGTGTTGGTTATGAAACGATATTGATGGAAGACTTCATCAATGCCAGAGAGAGCAAGGATCATCAGTTAGTCATTAAATATCACAACCTAATATTGAATAAGTTAATGACACACATTAGCAAGATTGAGATTACTGATAGCCAAGACACTATTGATATGAAGCAAAAAGCCTTTACAGATGCATTGGCTAAACTCGCAGGAATAAAGAAAGACTAAATAGTGTTATGGCTACTAAAAAAGTAAAACTAAGTGTTGGCAGAGGTGAGAAATTACCTGTAAGCAAAGGCGCTGGTTTAACTGCTAAAGGTCGTGCCAAGTATAACAAGGCTACTGGTAGTGATTTGAAAGCACCAACTAAAAGTGGTCCTAGACAAAAGAGTTTTTGTGCTAGAAGCAGTAGTTGGGACGGCGAACGAGGCAAAGCCGCAAGAAAGAGATGGGGATGTTAATATGAAAAACGGACTATACGCAAACATAAACGCCAAGCGAGAACGCATAAAAGCGGGATCGGGTGAGAAGATGCGTAAGCCGGGTACTAAAGGTGCACCAACAGCTAGTGCGTTTAAGCAATCAGCAAAAACGGCTAAGAAAACAAAGACTAAATAATAATATGCCATTAATCAAATCAACTAGTAAACAAGCATTCAAAAAGAATATTGGTAAAGAGATTGCTGCCGGGAAACCCCCTAAGCAAGCAGTAGCTATTGCTTACGCTACTAAAAAACAGGCAGCAAAGAAAACAAAAGGAAAATCAAAATGAAATTTGAAAAAGTAAACCCAGCAACTGGTGCCGCAAGCCCCGGTTACAGTCGTAACAACTCAGCTAGTGTATTAGTTAATCATCATTCTGGAACTATGAATGATGGTAAACTAATCAACAAGGGTCGTGGTCCTACTGTTGGTAATCACAGTGATGACGATAGCACATATCCTGATGCGGCTCGTATGCCTAAGTCAGGCTTAGGTAAAGAAACGTTTATGGGCAGTGCTAATCCACAAGTTCGTACACCTGGTGGCACACGTGCTTGGGATCCAAAGGCTGGTCAAAACTATAAGGGCAACGCCGATAGTATTAATATGGGTCGTGGTCCAACTAAAGGGAATCAACGATAATGGCTATTCAATCATATCAAGTTACAGGACTAACTCACAAAGTAACTGCCACTTCAAGTAGCAGTTCAATTAACATTACTCCTACAGAAGCAGGCACAAGTTTTAGTGGCGCAGGTGGTCCTTACTTCTTAAAGATTACTAATGGTAGTGCTACTGAAAACATTTACTTTGCTACTGGCACAGCAAATTTAACAGCAACTATACCAACAGGTGATGGTGCAAATGCAGGTAGTTGCGTAATTCCAGCATATGCTGAAGTTATTGTACAAGTTGCCGCACAATCAAATACACCAACAACGATTTATGTTGCTAGTGTAGCCGCAAATTCAAGCCCAGTGTACATTACACCAGTGGCAATATTAAGTTAATAAAGGAAAAATATTATGACAGTCATTAGAACGGATCTAATCCCAAATTTATACGCTAACCCAATCGTAAGCATTAGCAAGGCAGACCCAGCAGTAGTTACAGTTCCTGTAGTTGCCGCAATCGTTAGCACAACAGGCACTATTGGCACAGTAAGTGGTTCAGGTACTAGTGGTACTCCTTGGACTGCTACAATCACATTGATGAGTGCAGTAACAGGATTAAAATCAGGCAGCATCATTACTTCAACTGCAGGCACTGGCACTTTTGCCGCAGGCGGCGTAGTAAGTGTTAAAGAAGTTACTGGTAATAAGAGTATTACAATCAATAAGATTGGTGGCACTATTCCTACAGCAGGAACAGTTACTAACATTTCATTACCAGCAACTAGCACATTACCTACATTTTTAGTTGACGGTGAGCCTATATTGTTTACTAATCCAGGTAATAAACTTACATTTGCAAGTTCTACTGGAACATTCCAAGCAGGTGAAAACATCAGTCAAGCTACAAGTCTTGCTACAGGTATTGTTACAAACGTATTGCCAACAAGTATTGAATACATAGCAACTGCTAATGTGTTTAACACCGCTAACGTAGTTACTGGTGGTTCTAGTGGTGCTACTACAACTCCAACAGTAGTAACAGGTATGAACCAATTACTAACAGCAGGCGAGAACGGTACTAATCAGTATTACTACAAAAATGTAACTTCAACAACTTTTGAATTGTATACAGATGATGCACTAAGTGTTGGTGCCAATACTACTACGTTTACCACATACACAGCAAACGCTGGACAATATACAGTTACCGATGTAGTAGAAATCACAACTCCTTAAGGAAACAAAATGTTATCAACAAAAAACTTACAAGCCAAACCAATCAATCAAAAGCGCGGTCCTACAACAGGTAATGCTGGTACACCAACTAAGCGTAATGATTTTATGGATGCTAAATCTACTAGTTCAGGCGAAAAAGCAACACTAGCTAAAATGGTTACAGACGCACTTGAAATGCGTGGTCGTGGTCAAGCAGGAACTGTTAATCCAGCATTAGAAGGTGTCAGTAGCAATACTAATACAGGTCCTAAAAAGAACTCTACAGCAGATGGTGCTAAACTACCAAGCAAATACAAGTCACCAAAATGATGACTAAAACTGTTAAGCCAAAAGTAACTAAAAAATCTGCAACTAAAACTGTTGCACCTAGTAAGTTCAAAAAGCCTAATCGCCCAAATCCTGGTAGGTCAGGCCCAGCAGGACAAAAAGGTGCATTAGGCGCAACTAGCGGCTACTGAGTATAAATAGAAAGAGACATTTGTGTCTCTTTTATTGTTTTGATATGAAAGGAAATTATATGAATAGAAAAACAACACCAACCGACAACACTTGGGACATTGCTCCCACTCCTCAAGATCCTACTGACATTGTAGAAGAAGTCAAGCAGGAAAAACTAAAATCAAGAAAACAAATCGTAGAAGATAAAACAATATTAACTCATCCAGAGTTTGATATTGATGGATTAATGACAGACTTCCCTACGGCTACTGAGCTTGAACGTTTTGTGTATGACCAAAGAGGTATAGTATTAAATCTAAAAGGTCGTGCTAACAAACTAAAATATCAAGTAGCAATGGATGTATTAAATGGAGTTGAAGTAGATCCTAAGTTTATTGGTAGTGATAATCCATATATTGATAGAACTGAACTAGTTCCTATTGATGCACTTAAGGTTGTGCCAGATCGTGATAGAACATTGCCACCATCTACTGAAGTTCAAAATACATTTTATGTTCCTACATTCCCTCATCCAGATGAAGAAGCACGTGCTAAGGATATGAAATGTCATATGGTATTCCGTAAATATAAAAATGGTATGATTAGCTATGAGATATTAGGTCCATTACAAGAACGACCAGTTGGTGAAAAGATTGACAAGTTTGGTCGCACTCGCCCTGAAGTTATTAAATGGTTTGATCCTCGTAGTGGTGAACAAGTTGTTCAGCGTGAAGATGGTACATTGACTCCAACTGGTAAAAAGCTACGTGGCACTATGCAAACATATCGTGTTAATAAATCTAATCAATGGGAAGTATGGGTAGACCGTGAGTTCATTACATTGAATGATGCTGTGAAAAATAACCCTTGGGACTTAACCAAATGAACGATGTAAGAGACAGTGTTATTCGTCAGGCACAACAGCAAGCAAAAACAAGCGACACATTAATTATGCAAAAGATTAATGCTAGTCATCGTGTTGCTTTTGCTGAGAAGTTTCCTGGTCAATGTGAACACATACTACGATTACTAACAGAACGATTACAAGCAGGACTTGATAAGCGTGATGGTGTATTGATTGAAGATGTAAGTACTTGGAAACTATCACCACAAGAACTTAAAGATTTAAGTAAAGCACTTGAAGCAATATACTTTGTCCATAAAAGTTTGAAAGCAGAGTAATGTTAGGTGAAGATGTTCTAATGGCGAGAGCATTGCGCTATAGTGTGGATAAACACAATCTCACTATTGACAGTCTCAAAACAATACCGGGACCATTAAAAAGTTCATTAATGGATCTCAGTATTAGTATTGCTGATGATATGAAATACAATCAACTAAAGTATTTTAGACCATTCAAGCATCAAACTGAGTTTTTCAAAACAGGTATACACGAACGTAGAGGCATTCTTGCCGCTAATCGTATTGGTAAAACAGTTAGTACTTGTTTTGAGACAGCAATGCATCTCACTGGGATATATCCTGAATGGTGGGAAGGTCATCGCTATGAAGGACCTATCACAGCAATGGTTGCTGGTGAGGGATGGAGCCAAGTTGCTCTTGTATTACAAAATGAATTGTTAGGAACGCAAGATGTCAAAATCACTGAAAATCTTGGATCTGGTGCTATACCACGTGAGTGTATTGTTACTAGTACTATGCGTAATGATGGGGCAAACAACATTGGTTGCGAGATTAAGCATAAGTCTGGTGGTAATAGCTATTTGTTATTTGCCAATTATACGCAAGAGGTACGACAACTACAGGGTTTCAAACTAAACTTAGCTGTATTTGATGAACAACCACCGGACGATTTCTTCAGTGAGATTGTTACACGTACAGCTACCACACAAGGTAAGGTCCTTTGTTCCTTTACACCATTAAAAGGATTGAATGGATTGGTTAGTAAGTTTTGGAACCGTGAAGAAGGATACAACTATATTCGTGTTGCTTGGGATGATGTTCCAGAATACGATCCTTGGGGTCATCCATTCTTATTAAAAGAAACACGCAGACAACTAGAACGTGATTACTTACCACACGAACGTGAAGCACGTATGGCAGGTAAGCCTGTTATGGGTAAAGGTGCTGTGTTCCAAATCAATAACTGGCCTACATATAAAACGGGTGAAGTTGATTTTACTAGAATGCCAAACATTCATAGAGTTATCGCACTTGACTTGGGCTTAGTTAATGACAAGACTGTTATATCATTAATGTATTGGGAACCACACGAACGAACAGCATACTTACATAAACAGATTATTGTGCAGGGCATAGAAGAAGCTGTCCCTACACAATACATTAATCATTTGCTTAGACCTGAAGTGTTTGGTACACCGATTGTGTTACCTGCTGACGCTAACACTTCAGGTCGCTATACTATGAGTGCGGCATCAATACGTGAACTGTTTGAAAGCTACGAACTTAACGTGTATGAAAAAGCCATTATGAATCCTCCAGATAGTGAAGGTCGTACAACTAATCACAAAAGTTATGGTATCAATCAAATGCGTCAGATGTTAGAAGTGGGAAGTTTGATGATTAACGAAAATTGTACAAACTTTCTAAGTGAAGCACAAAACTATTATGTAGATGTACAGGGTAGATTTAGTGACCCAGACGATTGTATTGATAGTTGTAGATATGCTATACTGGCTTGTCTAAATGGAATTGCTGAACCTTGGGACAATCGTAGTCCTCAACAAAGAATGGCAGCACAACGTGACCGCTACGTTAAATATGATGATAGCAATAAACCAGCTTGGAAGAAAGCATATTCAGCAAATTAAGGAATAGAAATGAATTGGAAAGTAATAAATGGTAACAGTGCCGAAATACTGAAAACATACCCAGACAATAGTTTTGACTGCGTAGTCACAGACCCACCATATGGTATCAACTTCTTAGGTAAGAGTTGGGATAATAATACAGGTGATCGTGAAGTGTATGAACAATGTTTAAGAGTGTTAAAGCCAGGTGGTCATCTACTTGCGTTTAGTGCGGCACGAACATATCATCATCTTGCTATGACTGTTGAGACAGTTGGCTTTGAGATTAGAGACCAGATTATGTGGATCTATGGTAGTGGCTTCCCTAAATCGCAAGATGTTGGAAGACAGATTGATAAGTCACAAAATAAGGGTAAATTTATTGGAACTGGTGCTACACAAATGAGTGGTGGACCAAAAGAATTTCCTGATGGAGCACTGCCTCGTAGTGAGAAGATGATACACGAACCAGAAACAGATGAAGCAAAACAATGGAGTGGTTGGGGCACACAACTAAAACCCGCACACGAACCAATCGTTATGGCACGAAAGCCTGTTATTGGTAGTATTAGACTGAACGTGTTAGAGTATGGCACTGGAGCAATCAATATTGATGCTACTCGTGTTAGTGGTGAGGCAAGAACTATCCCTGTACCATCTAATACTGAACGAAATGATAATACAATGTTTGGATTAAATCCAATGATTACGCACGAACGAGTTGAAACTACTATTGGTCGCTTCCCATCAAATGTAATATTAGACAGTGAAGCAGGACAGATATTAGATGAGCAAGCACCTAAAGTTGGTAATCTATTCAGTGGTAAAAGAACCAAGTCATCAACTACTGGATCAGGTCATAGTTTAGTAAAAGAAAAACACGAAGGTGAAGACAATGGCGTGTTTGACGGATTAGGTGGTGCAAGTCGTTTCTTCTATTGCGCTAAAGTCAGTGGTAAAGAACGACATATTGGTATAGCAGAAAACAATCACCCAACAGTGAAGCCAATAGAACTAATGAAGTATCTTATCAAGTTAGTCACACCACCAAATGGTCACATATTAGATCCGTTCAATGGTAGTGGCTCAACAGGATGTGCGGCAGTAGAACTTGGCTTTGACTATACTGGCATAGAGTTAGACCCTAACTATGTTGAGATAGCAACTAAGCGTATTAGTCATTGGGAGCAAGAGTGTAAGCCCAAGACTACATATAATAATCTGTTTGAGGAAAAATAATGAATAATAAGTTTTTAGCAACAGTGGGAAACAATCTTCCTACAATAATGTGTGAAGAACACGCAAAGATGTTTGAGAAGATGATGATGATAGCAGAAGTTCCACATACGATCTATGAGATGGAAGATGAAGATTCAACAGATTTAGAATGTCAGGCCTGTAATCTTAAAGATACAGTAGATGAACTAACTAGACCCAAGATTATCTTGCCGGGTGACTATCATTGATAGAGATAAAATAGGTATGACTAAATAGTAGATACTAAAGGTAAAAGCCCCATTATGTTAGATATCAAAAATATCCCAGTTGAGAACATCAATCAAAATAGAACGCAAAACGCAAGATTCGTCCGTATGAAGAACCAGATGGATGTGAAAATGGCAAGCTATTTGCGCTATTTAGGCACCAAAAACGCAGTCAATCGTGCCAGTGATTATCACTATCTATGTCTTGCTGTAACGGATTCAACAGCGCCCGTGAATGGCATTGACTACATTCACCCATCCGTAAAACCCGTAGTAGATTACGCAACAGCAGTAGTCGCTAAGGGATTAATGCCAAATGGCGAAATCAACTTTGAGTTTGTAGCAGATACAGAAGATGATGAAATAGCCGCACGTCAAGCCAGCGATATGGTCAGTAAAGTTGTCAACCAAATGAATGATCCACACTTCATCTTAGAACGTTGGATTATGGATGCGATGATGCACAAGAATGGTATGATGATGATTAAGCCCATACGTGAGCCTATCACCCGTTATGTAGAAACACAGGGTACATTAGACCAACTACGTGCATTTGAACAACAAGCAGGTGACAGTGGATTAACCGCATTACGTCAATCTAAACGCAAAGTCAGTGTTGAGATGGATAAAGTTATTGCTGAAGTTCAACAACTTGTGGGTGAGCAACAAAGCGAGTTAGCAAAGTCTATGGTAGAAAGTCGTATGAATAGTATGATGCAAATGCCAGAAGATATGGATCCAGAATCAATGGCAATGGAACAAGAAGAAATAACTGCTGGTTCTATTGAAAGCCAAGAAGAAATACTTAACAGTGCTATCAATCGCAATACAATCTATTCAGCAAAATACAAACTAACTGGTTACAATATCAACGTTAGATTTCACCCAATTGCTCAACACTATTGGATCTGTGATCCTACTGTGCCTGAGATGAAGGATCAACCATTCTGTGGTTACTACGATCCAATGAGCATACAAGAAGCAATGGAGTTATATCCAGGCATCAACTTGGAAGAGTTTAGAACTCACGCAGAATACAATATGAATGGTGCATATCAAGCAGGTAGTGTATTAAACAACTTAGCCATTCACGCACGTGATAGTGTTCCAGTTATGGGTATCCCTGTTAGTAGTGCGGCAAGTGCTGATCCAGATAGTCGTCAGATATCAGTTGTTACAGTTTGGAACAGATATGATATTGACGGTGACGGTGAGTTAGAACTTGTTGAGTTGATTTACTCTGGTTCATACATTATTAGTGCGAGGGAAGTTGAGTTTATACCAGTCGCTAATATGTGTCCTAAGCCACTACCAGGCAACTTCTATGGTATGAGTGTTGCTGAATCAGTGATACCTATGCAAGAATACAACACTTCAGCCGCACGTGCCGAGATACAGTTAGGACTATTAACAGCAACTCCTCGTATTGGTGTTAAACCAGACAGATTAGACTTTGAAATGTTACAAGATGGCGAAAGTGCTATCTTTATCTTAGACAGTAAGTTTGATCCAACAAAAGACATTTATCAACTACCTCCCCCATCAGGTAATCTACAGTTCTTGGAAGTTGCTATGAATCGCATACAACAAGATACAATGGCTATGGTTGGAATGACTACACCTGCTGATGTGTTCAATCCAGAAGTAATGGCTCCTGGTAACAGTGGTATCAAGTTACAGTTAGCATTAAGTCCTAATCAAATCATACAAGACAATACAGTTCGTAACAGTGCTGAAGGTCTTAGAGAAGCATTATGGTTAGTATGGCGTACATTAGTTCAGTATGGTGATGATTATGGTGTTCGTAAGTTAGCACAACAGTTTAATCCAACTAAGAAAGCAGAGTTCTTAGATTATGTGTCTTGGGACGATATGAACTTCTGTGATAGAAAACAGATACGTATGGAACTAAGTTTGGGTATGATGAGTGAAGAAAATGCATTGGGCAGATTACAAATCATTCAAAAGTGCCAACAAGATTTATATCAAACAACTACAAGTATGGTAACAGCAGGCACGTTGACCAAAGAAGTATATCAGAAAGTTAAGAAGCCATTCGCTGATACATTGTATGTATTGGGCGTAAAAGATTGCGATAGTTATCTACCAAGTGATAGTGAAGTAGAACAGATGATTAAACAAGGTCAAGAAGCAATGAAGAACCGTGAGCCCTCACCAAGAGATAAGAAAGATTTATCAAGTGCTAATCTTGACGATGTAAAAGCAAAACAAATAGAAATGGAAGTTGCCGGAACTGACGCTGAAAGTCAGCTAGATTTTATGGCGATGGCAGCAGGGGATCCAAAAGTTTATTCGTAATATAAATGTATAAATAGATTACAACAATGGAATAGAAATGATTAATGACAATACGATAGATTTTTTTAATAACAGATTAACAGTTGATTTAAGTAATATAAACAAGCTCACCCCTGCTCAACAGGATAGAGTTAGACATTACGGAAGTCAAGCAGAAGCATTGCTTAAGAATAAAGACTTAGCAATGTTCGTGCATCATTTTAAGTTTGAGTGTGCTGACAACTTAGCAAGTATAAGAGGTCATACACCAGACGATAATATGCAACGAGTTTCGTTATGTAACGAACTCGCTGGAATAGACAGTTTCATTACTTCTTTGAAAAAAGCAGTATATTTGAAAAATAAGCTCGGTAACACTAACGTGCCCGATGATAAAACATAAGGAAACATAAATGGAAACAACGACAAGTCCTAACACTGAAAACAGTGCGGTCGCAAGTCAAAGTGCAGTTACAAGCGATGCATCTATTGCCGCTAAAATGGCCGCTATGCGTGAAAACACAGAGCGTAACCTAATTAGACAGCAAGCAGAGCAACCTGCAACAGGAGGTGAGGAATCGGCAGAAACTTCAAACCCTGTGGCCCCCAGCGATAATGCTGAAGCCGAAGTTGGTGATACCAATGATAATAGTAATGTTAGCGACAATCAAGAAACAGATAGCCCTCAAGAGGTAACTACTGGTAGTAATGAGAGTTCAGCAGAAGATTTGATTGACTTTATTGAATTCGCAGATACAAACCCGAACGCTAAGTTCAAGTTTATGCGAAATGGTAAAGAAGTCGTAATAGATGCTAAAAAAGCCGCGGCAATACTAGGTCAGGGATCAGCAATACACGAAGAAGCAAGAGAGTTAAAAATCCAGAGGGCTGAGTTTGATGAATATCTTAATCAACAAAGAGCACAGCAAGAGGGTTTGACTTTAGCGATGGAATTTACCGTTCAACCGCAGTTGCAAAAAGCGTATGATGAGATTGTGAAAACACAAAACTATCAAACAACATTTCAACAGCAGATACAGCGCACTAATGATCCTGCAACACAAGCAAGGATTCAGGCAGCAATGCAACAGAACGAACAGTATATCAGGCAACAACAGGCTGTAATAGGTCA